GCTATACTTGGAGCATCATTCTGTGCGTGTTGCTGGCTTAAAATATAACCGCTTAAAAATTGACCTCCAACGCGCATTAAGCCATAATTTAAAGCAATCGGGGTTCCTGGCTCAGTTGTATTCTGTAATGATCCGAAAATATTATTCTCGTTTCTTGTGCCTGAATCTTTTGCAACTTCAACCGATCTACCTTTAGGTCTTGAGGTAAATAAAGAAGTAATTAATGAAAGTGCTAAGTTACCTATGATACTTTGTACAAAACTTGGCATACCTGCAAAAGCATTAGCAACACCTCCAAAAAAATTGCCAATTCCACCACTAGCAAACATACCTTCTTGAAAACCGGCCGTGCCTAGCTCCAGAAGACCACCAGTACCAGCACCGCCAGCTGCACCAGGCGCTCCTAACATGCTAAAACCTCCGGTGGCGACACCAACAACAGCAAAAGCTGCGACCGCGAACATGGCTCCTCTTCTTCCGCCACTACCGCTAACAACTGGAGCTATGTAAACTATCATGCCTTCTTTTGGTTTTTTTAAGTTTATCTCATCTCTTTTAATTAACGTTAAATCTTGTGTTACGTAACAAAATGATTCAACTGAAAAACCTTGTTTAATCTGTGACATATACTTTGAAAAGCGAGGATGAACACTAGCTAAATAAAATTCAATATCATAATAAGAAGTTATTTCAATCTTGTAATCTTTTTCATTAAAAAACTTTGAAAAAGTAGAATGAGGCTTAAGAGTAATGATCATTACGCTGCTTCCTCTGCCTCTGTTGATAAGGGGCTTTGATTAGCGTTAAAAATAGAAGCAATACTTGGAGAATCATTTTGTGCGTGTTGTTGACTTAAAATATATCCACTTAAAAATTGTCCCGAACATCTCATCAAACCGTAATTTAAAGCCACAGGAGATCCTGCCTGTGTATTATTAACTAAAGAACCAAAAGCATCATTTTGTGTGCGAGTTCCTGAATCTTTTGTAATTTCTCTGGTTCTCGCTTTTGGTGTTGAAGTAAAAAGTTGCATAACTAAATTTAAAGCCATACTAACTGCTATGCTTGTTATAGTTTGAGCAACACCTGCGGATATGAAAGACATTGAAGCTGCTAATGAAGCCTCAGCAGCAACACCTCCCATACCAACTTGTGGGCCTAGCGCAGCGACAATTTGTGGAGCGTAAATTGCCACAACAATAAGCACTGCAATCGCAACAATTGTGCCTGCTTTACCTCCTGCGCCAACAATGACAGGAGCAATATAAATTAAATCATCATCCTCAAATTTGTAAAAGGGAAAAAGTTGTGGATTAATTATATTACCCTCTTTATCTAAAAAACAAAAATCCTCAAATGTTGCTAAAGCCTGAGCCTGTTTCATAAATAAACCTAATTTAGGGTGCATAGATTGAATATACAAAACTACATCAATGCAATTTTTCACATCAATCATATATTCATCTTCGGCAAAAAAAGATTTCATAGACCCTACAGGTTTAATTGTTAACAATACAGTGTTTCTCCTCGAAAGGTTCAAATTTTAACGCATCAACTTTTTCATCCATCCAGTATATGAAAAATTTCATGTTGAAGCCAACTAAAAATTTATACTCTTGAAACGCTGCACTCACTTTATCATCTTGACTTGGAATCGGCTGGTCACTTCCAGGGTGTGAATGAAAAATTCCCCAAATATTTTCATCATGTTTGATGAAAACTGCTGGGTCCAGTATAAAAGTATCTTTTGGATAATCACTTATATTTTTACAAGGCACATAAGTAAAATCTTTTAAAATTATTCCACATGCTTCACGTGGATAATCCCTTAAAGCATGATTATTCATATCTTCAATTAGTTTGGTATACCAATCCATTTATATATTCCTACTGTAAAATTTTTATACCATCTACCATAGGGAGCAACCCAGCTTTTATGATCAATCATGGTTTGTAACATTTTATTACTTCCTAAATACAATGCGCAATGATTAGTAACGTTAGTAGCTCCAATAGACATAGTTATCACATTAAATTTTTCTAAATCATTAGTTTTCTTCCAACCATAAGCTTCAGTCCCGCCTTTGTCAAAAGGTCTATCTTGAGTCTTGTTATACCAGTCCTCATCAACTATATTACACCAATCAGCAGTATCGTAAGGTATTTCAATACCTAATTGCTCCTTGTAGACTAGCCTACAAAGATTAAAACAGTCGATACCTGTTTCAGTGTTGTTACCTAAATGTCGATAAGGAAAGCCTAGATATTTATTGTACCAAGGAGTGATGTCTATAGATTGCATGGAAGCATTTTGACCACTCGTTTGTAATTGTTTCATATCTTGATGTTCTCCCCTCTTCAAGATGTAACATATGACCTGGCTTTAAAAACATGCCAAAATGTATCGGTCTTTCAAATCTTACTGACTTAAATACAATTACATCAAAATCTTGTGCCTCTGTCAAATGAACTTTTGTGCCATGTATTAATGCCCACTCTTCTATCTCAGGCAAGGTAATTTTTGACATCCATCGTCTTCCTGCCTCTTCAATATTATCAGGAATTAATTGAGCGATACAATCTATATTCAATTCATTTTTGTAAAATTCATGAATTAGAGTTAAACAATTAACTCCATCATATGAGTGTGGAATACTAAGATATTTACTTATATTGCCTCGTACCATTCCGCTAACTCTGGATAAGTTTTAGAAAATGATGTGTTATTTATTGCATCCACCTCTTCATTATAAGTTTTAAATTGTTTTAATTTAAGAGATTTATTTTCAATGTCATTATTTAAATAACTTAAGGTAGTATCAATATTACCTAGTTGATCTCCATCTAAAGTTAATTTTTCTTTTACTAGTTCAAATTTTTTAGTTATCTTTTCTTTTATAAAACCAGGTAAAAGTCTCATATCTTGAAATTCTGGATGCGATAAACAACTTAAATAAGTTTTAATATTAAGTTTATTAAGATAAACTAATAAGTCAGGGGATGTCATTATACTGTATACGGAACAACAGCAACTTACTGTAGAAACATATTGTTTTACTTCTAAAAGATTATTTTCAAAATTTTCCCAACCAAAATTAGTGCGACCATACTCACAATGTTCTTTATACCCATCCACACTTGGCCACAAATACACTTGATTAAAATTTTTCCACAAGTCAAATACATTATAATTTTTGTATGTTAACGTGCTTAAATTTGTGTTGTAAGTAAGTTCAACTTCAGTTTTATTGTTTTCAATTAACCACTCTAAAACTTTATAATGCCCATCCATAATTAAAGGTTCGCCACCAGCAAAATAAATATATTTTAATGATTTTTTAATTTTTGATAAGTATTCCCAAAATTCGGGAGAGTCTGTATAATAATCCTCAAGTTGTGGTTTTTGACTTTCTTTTTGAAACGCTGTGACTTTACTTGCATCCTTAAACCAACCAGAGGATTGTCTTGGACCACAAATTCTACATTTAAAATTACATTTGTTACCAAAACGAATATCTAAATAAATAGGGTCATTTTTAACACTACCGTCCTTATTTGTATATTCTTGTAATTTTGAAAATCTTTGAAATCTTTTATTAACTTGTTGCCTATTTGAAAGTCCGCCTAGCGCTTCCTTAGCGTAACAAGGCACCTTACAGTCCTCTGGAATTTTACCGTCTAAAAATTCTCTGCGAACTTCTTTATATCTCTCACTATTAAATATAGTTGAAATAGGTTGTGTGTGATCTCCAACCTTATGGTCTGTGGGTATATGACAACATAATTTATATTGACCTTTTACATCACCAAATAACATAATCCAAGGTAAAATACAGCCTTTTATCATTATTGTCTCGGAATCGTTCTGCCT